GTTCTTTTGCGTTATATAAGGTTTTCCTTGATAGGGGTAATACTTATATGGATAGACTTCGCAGAAGCCGTGCCCGTAGTTCCTCAATTTCGGACAGGGACTTCTCAAACAACTAGCACATCAGAGCAAGTAATAAATGAAACGATCACAAGCCATCAATATCGCACAGGATACTCATACTCAGCATCAGGACATAATATCGAATCTGAAACAGGATATATCAACCCTACTCCTACGACTACGAATGAACAAACAGTCGGGGGAGTAAACTTTCATTGGACTTCACCAAACTTAGAAGCTATACCTCGCTGGTCAATATCAAACGATGGAGCAGCCTTCTCTCTACAAGAAACGCTAATCACCCCAGGGCTAGATACGACAACAACTATAACTCGTCAAATAAATACAAGCACAACCACAGAAACTACAACTACGTTTGGGCAATAGCTTTACTTCTCTGTCCTACAAAAGTATTTGCCAATACCACGGTTGCCTCCCCGTCTAGTAATGCCCAAGGGGTAGTGAATAACAATGCCACGATGATTACGCCATCTAGTATGCCAAGTTTTAGAATGAGTCAAGGCATAGTTTGTGCTTCTCCTAGCCTTACAATTACTCCCTATGTAACAGATAGTTGGTCTTTCGCACGACCCAAAGAATACATTACAAGAACACCAATATATGACGAAGAAACAGGAGAAGTTATATATTATTCTGAAATACCTAGATTTGAAAAAGATACTTTTAATTTAAATTATGGAGTCTCGGCTCAACTAAACATTCCATTAGGAAAATCACCAGCACTTTGCCATGAAGCAACAGCAGTAAATATTGAAGCTCAAAGACTATTGATAAAGAAAACTAAAATGGAAATTAGCTTATATCGTTTGGAGATGTGTGCAAAACAAGCGAAGTTGGGAGCTACATATAAACCTGGAACGCCAGAGGCAGCTACTTGTCAAAATATTATTGTAAATATACCTCCAAACCAAGTTATGCCGCACAATCACAAATTAACCCAGTAGACAAGTCACGGGTATTAAACTTATCTACGGATTATTATTTTACTTATCTTTTTTCTTCTTAGTCAACTTTGTCACGACTTGTTTAACTATTGGGCGGACAAACTGAAGTACCAATGGTGCAGAAGCACCAACCAAAGCAAGGCTAAAAACCCCAACAAACTGTGGAGCAGACGGAATGTACTGTTCTTTCCACTCAACTGCTTCATAGAGAGTTATACACTCACTCCCATCTTGCCCTCTTTCATGCCCAATAACACGTTCTAACTTTTTATCGTTACGAAAATCGCCTACTCTTTGGTCATTTTTACCAGGACAGGAAGGAAAAGGTGGTGGGGGTGGTTCAGGTAGGTCAAGAATTTTTGGCTGCTCTGTTTTTGGTAAGGGCGGTGCTTCATTGTCGACAAGCGGTTCTTCTGTAATGACCATATTCTCAGGTGTATAGTCAAGAGGAATAAAGCTAGGGAACGGAAAATCACACGTTGTAAATACACCATTTGGATCTTCTAATAACAAATTACGATTACCAGTATTTTTTATATCACGATGTTGATAAGTACAACCAGGAACATCAATATTCGGTGGCTTTGCTATTTGTAAATAATGAGGATTATACGGTTCTGGTACGTTTGGAATATGAATTTCAGGAATACTTATTTCAGGTATTTCCATTCATTCATTTTATTATTGGCATAGATGGCCCTGTAACTTTTGGTAAACCTTGATCTAATATTTTTGGCATCATACCTTGTACCTTACCAAGAATTTCATTCATAACTCGGCTTTTGAAGTTTTCAGATGTTAAATACTTGTAACCAAAGTACGCTCCACCACTCATGGAAGCTACCATTACAAATGAGATGATACTCAAAACATTAGCTATTTTTTGAAACATGATAAAAGAAGCATTAATAAAGGCTTTAGCACCTATTTCTTTGATGGTGCTGTTTCTGATTCTTGGCCTAGCTCCACTGTACCTGTTGGCTGGTCTGATGACTCGATCTTTTTCAACAACATCTCCTGTGCCTGAATCCCGCCCTCGATCATTGAAATAAGTTTAGTTTCTGATTCAACTACATTATTAGCTTGTTCTAGTCTTTCTTTATGACTTCTTAGTTCCTCTTTCCACTCAAGGATTTGTTTTTCAATAATAGTTTTCATGTTAAACGATAGTAAGATTTTCTCCTGATCCTACAGTAACAGTAACACCACTGTTAATAGTGATTGGACCAGCAGCCATAGCATTTTTGCCGTTAGTTATAGTATAACTTGTTGTTACAGTTTGACCATTCTCATAAAATACTTCGTCAGATCCACCACCTGTAGCACCAGCAGATATGCCTGTTAGATTTGATCCATCTCCATATAAAGTGTCAAAATATCCATTAGCAACTTTTATTGAAGTTGAACCAATATTGTAAGTGCTATCAGTTCTTGGAACAAAATGACCGCTTCCATCTATATCCCATCTATCCGTACCATTTTCTCTAAATCTAATACCAGCAGAACCACCGACAACATATAAACGATTACCGTGCATTTGTATTTTTCCAACAGATCCCGAATCACCTGTCCAATTTCCGTTAGTAATTCTAATATCGCTGTTAGCTGCAACAGTTACAGCACCAGCACCGCCAGAAAAAGTAATATCTCCGCTTGCTGTATCTGCTGCGTCTGACCTTAAAAGACTTGAACCTTGTATTCCGTCAACTGTATCACTATCGAGTCCACTCCCAGAGCCGTCATTACCTTGATGCCAAAGACTATAAAATGTTGAGCCATCTTGAGAAAATTTAATATCATCTTGGATTCTTAATTGTGAGCTATCTTCTTGGTTAACTAACCTAAGATAACCAGCACTATTCCATTGAATATATCCCTTATTCGTTGTACCTTCTTGGAATCTTATGTAAGGATTAGTTGCACCTTGAAGTATAATTCTTTGATCTGTTGACGAATTAAATGTATAAGTACCACCTGTCAAGGTATCACTAGCATTTGACCTTACTAAAGTTCCATAATCAGAAGCACCAGCAATAGTTCCTCCAATAAAGTTTCCAGATCCGTTTATACCTTTTGATGTACCATCAACAAAGAAACCAGCATCAGCCCTTATGTATCTAGGAGTATAAATATTTTTTGCTGTTTCTTGGTTAATTCTTAGCCATGTTGTATCTTCACAACCTATTTCTCCCATTCTTGTAGTTCCGTTATAAAACTGAAGATGATCTGAAACATTATTATCTGCTTTTTTAATATGTAATTCATGCTGTCCAGATCCATCACCAATCGTGAGAGTTCCTGTTATGGTGTCATTGCCATCTGACCTTACAAAATTACTAGCTTGGATTCCATCAACTGTATCTGCATCTAACCCACTACCAGTGCCGTCTACAGTTTTTATCTTAGTCAATAAATCTGATGCTGATAACCTTGCTGCTGGTATAGTTCCGCTTGTTAATAAATCAGCACTATGGCTACCAAGAGAAAATGTAAACGACTCTTGTGCAGTTCCACCTGTCCCTAAATTACTAATTGTTATGCCAGTTCCAGCATCTACATTAGCTCCGTCTAAAACTGTAACTGTACCTGTTGTTCCCTGTTGAGTACGATATACAAGTAAACCTTGAGAGGAGTCAAATCCTACCTGTCCATCTGAACTTAAATTACTTTTTTCTAAATTATCAAAAGTTATTATTCCTGCTTCACTATTTCCTATGTCAGAAATTCTGCCAGATGGTATTGTTCCAGAGTTAAGGTTTGATGCGTTGCCAGCACTAAATCCAGCAGAAGTTCCAGAACTGGTTATATACCCTGCTCCGTTTGTAATTGCATTATTGTTTAAAGATATATTTGCTGATCCATCAAAGCTAACCCCTGCAATAGTTCTGGCTGTTGTTAAGGTTGCTGCTGATCCAGTTGTGTTTTGGTTTAGTGTTGGAACCCTTGCTGATGGTATAGTTCCAGCGTTTAAGTTACTTGCGTTTCTATAGTAAGAACCTTCCTGACCATCTAATAAATCAGCATCGAGTCCACTACCAGAGCCGTCATTTCCAGCGTTCCATATTTTATTACCGTTAAGCCTTAAATTGTTATTGTGGTTGTTTGTATTAAATGCAATACCATCATTACTGTCATTTAAACTTCCTATTTCTAAAACAGAGCCACCTAATCCACCAGTATTAGTTGTGTGTCTTATAAATGCGTTATCTGTGAAATCATTTGTAGACTCTTTATCGAAACCTGTAAAACTGATAGTTCTATTTTGGTTTGTTGTAGTTGCATTACCAGAAAGTGAAATATTACCTTGTATCTCAGTAGCACCCCTTATCATGGCAGTACCGCCAACATCTAAGCAATGAGATATGCTATTTGCTCCTCTTTTTATACCTAAACCACTTGTCTCTACAGTTAGTATTGATTGGTCACCATCTAGGTCATAAACTAATAAAGCATCAGGATTCCAGGCTTGACCATTAATAATCGCATATTTATTTATGCCTGTAGCATTTGAATGTAGTGTAATTCTAGGGTGGTCAGTATTAGTTGAATCAAGAATTAAATCTGAAGTGCAATTAATATCTCCTGTAACATCAAGCCCTGCTCCAACGTCTAAATTTCCATAAATATCAACAGTTCCACTCGAATCAATATTTAATCTATCTGCCTGTGATATAGAGTTTGACCCTGTACGAACCAAAAATCTGTCTCTTGAAATCCTTAAGTGTTGGGTAAAAGTTCCAACTCTATTTTGAGTAGGATAATCCCCAAATTCTATATATTCACTACTACCAGTACCATCTGAGTCATCAGAGGTAGAAAACCTTAAATAACCAGCATTACTTCCTCCTAACCATTCAATGTGTGCATCATCGTTAGCAGCAGTTCCTGGCCCAAATTTAATTACTTCACCTGTTGTTGGTAAAATAATTCCACTGCTAAATGTAATTGGTTGAGAACAAGTATCTGCTGCGTCTGATCTTAAGAAACTTGCAGAACTTACACCATCTAATGTGTCGGCATCAAGTCCGCTACCTGCTCCATCAACAGTCTTGAGTAATGTAAGAATTTCTGAGGCTGTCTGATCTGCGGTTGCTCCACTCTCAATTCCATCAAGTTTTGAGCCATCACTAGCAACGTCACGACCATCTACATTTCCAGAACAGGATATATTCCCTGTTACGTCAATACCAGCACCAACGTCTAGGTTGCCAGCTACATCAATATGACCATCTGTATTAATTTTTAATCTAGTTGCAGGGCCAGCATCTGCATCTTGAAACAGTAATTCACCACTTTCTGAAACTATCCTATAATCTGGGTTTCCGTCAGATTCTTCAAATTCTATTATTGGAGTAGTAGAGTTGATAGTTACCCTTGAGGTAGTTGTAGTTCCAGTTGTAGTTGTATTTTGAGATCCAAAGTCAGGAGAAATCTTTGTTCCAGCTATCGCTGCACTTGCGTTTACATCAGCATTAACAATAGTTCCGTTTGCTATCTTGGCCGAAGTTACAACACCACTATCAATCGTAAAAGTATCTCCACCATTGCTGACAGTAATATCGCCCTTGTCTCCATCGTCTATACCGCCACTACCTGATATTTCAGCTACAGATCCATTATCTTTTTTGGTAAATAACTTTCCAGAATCAGTCCGTATCGCTATCTCACCAATACTTAAGTCACTAGCACCTGGATCGCTACCACTTCCTCTCTTAAGTTTAATTGTGTTAGACATTGGCTCACCTCCCTATGGTTTGATTCTAGTAAGTACCTCCGTCTATGTCGAACCCACTTGTTGATTCATCTTCTAAAAATGTAACCAGGTCGGACAACGCAACCTGTTTCATCGTTCCATTGTCATTAATAACCATGCGATCTGCTGTGGCAAGAGTTGTTGAAGTGGCAGATGTATTTCCATCAACAATGTTTAATTCAGTAGTTGTAGATGTAATACCTTGCAACCTATTTAACTCACTCGTGCTTGCCGTAATACCATCTAATTTATTCAACTCAGCAGTAGTTACTGTAGCTCCATCTAATATCTGTACTTCACTAGCACTAAGGTCAGCCAAAGAGTTAGCCGTTGTTTGACCCATCGTGGCAAGCTCAGTTAATTTATCCGAGTGTGGTTCGACATTTGTACCAATAACTAATCCTAAAGCTGTTCTTGCAGCAGAAGCACTTGTCGCACCCGTTCCACCGTCAGAAATTGCTAAAGTTCCTGTTATAGAACTAGCAGAAAGATTAAGTGCTAATTGATTGCTTTCTGTTATTATTCCTCCATTAGCCTTACGATTGGCAGATAAAGTATTACCACTTTTTTGAATACCAGCACCAGCTATAATTTGACCAGCACCAGAAAACTGTGCAAAAGTTAGATTATTTGTACCTGTAACTGCTGAACCTTTGTTGCTAGTACAGACGAAGCCATTATCCGCATTAACAGTTCCCTGTTCTACGAAAGTGAACATTCCTGCTGCATCTGAACCAGCAGCTAAATCATCTGCCCTAGCTGGTGACGATCCAACAATGTAAATACCGTTTTGACTTGCAGTAGATTGATCTTTTACAAGAACTCTATCGTTAGTTGAAAGAGTAACACCATCTAATGTGTCTCCATTGTTAAGTGCAGTAGATATTGTGATGTTTCCTGTTGTTGCAGCAACACAACTATCTTTTACATCTAAACCTTGTGAAGTGGCCTCTACAAAACCTTTTGTCGCTGCATCTTGAGCGTTTACAGGGTCAGCTACGTTAGTAATTGTTTGGCTATTTAATGAAACTGAACCAGTTGGTGCAGCCATTTGGTCTAATCTATTTGCTCTTACACCTGCATCAAAGTCACTTATTTTTGTATGGACTAAAGAAGGTACATCAGCAGCTACCATAGCTCTGAATGTAGCAGCACCATTACTACCATTTGGTGCAGCTAAAAATGTATTTTGTGTTCTACTTGTAAATAAATCGGCAAAACTTCCAGAACCACCAATAGGCTCAATAGTCGTAGCAGATCCACCAGATCCTCCCGTTCCAATACCAACAAAGAGTTTTTTACTGCCTTCGGCAAAAGCTAATTCAGCATTTTCTAAGCTACCTGGTGCTGAAGATCCTGTAGATCGTTTAATTCTAATTGTGTTAGCCATTGTTAAAAGTTACCCCCATCGACAAGTGTAAGTTTGGTAGTAGTTGCATCTGCTTTAAATTTAGCAGAACTTGAGTCATAGTACACCACAGATCCATCAACTTTTGCAGATTCATCTAGGTCTAGACCCTTTGGACCTGCTGGACCTTGTACAGCGATGGTTACAACCGTTGAATCTCCTTCATTTACAGTAACAGTATTCTTTAATTCTGTGACGTTAACTGAAGTCATGCTGTATAACCTTCCGATACAAATATAGTACCTTCTAGATAATATTCTTTCAATCCACTGCCATTTGTAAGGGCAACGTCATACTTTAAAACGTCTGGTGTAAATGTAGCAGTCTGAACATCAGTAAGGGCTATATTAACCGTTCCAGTGACTCTGTTTGTGTAAGTCACAGTAAAGTCAGCATATTTATTGGAGCGTGGCTCGTCCCAAACTTGAGCGGCAACAGTATAACCAATTAATGAAATTGCAGTATTATTATTATCCTTAAACACAAGTTGAATATCATGGTCTGACCTTCTTTGGACAGTCATATTATATGTCCCAGGTTTTATTGCCATTAGCTATATGGAGATGTGCCTAGTATATCAGTTTTCCATTGTGCTTTAAGTGCTGCTTCGTCTGAAGCTGCTGCTATCCCAGAATCAGCAGGTGCATCTCTTAATGCTTTTTTCTTTGCAACAATATCTGTAGTTGAGGCACCAGTTTCTAATGCTTTTTGAAATTCAACATCAAGCTCTGCAAGTTTGGGTGCTCTTGCTGCTCTAATATTTGTTTTGTGAATTTCTCTGGCTTTCGCCATGTCAATGCCAAATCCCATGTTTTACTCCGTATAAGTCCAAGCATCTCTGAAACTCCTATCTGTGGGAATTGCAGACTTATCAACAGTATAAACTGTCTTACCACTTGGGCAATCTTTATCTTTAATTTGCTCTAATGTTAATCCACAATTATCTGCTGGCACAACAATAGAGATACCTCCATCATCTCTGGTATAAATAAATCTGTAATCAGAGTTAGCCATAAAGTTTTTCTTTTATTATATATTATTTTTTATACATCACCAGCAATATGTATTTCAAATCGACCACAGTTAAATAAATTTCCATTAGTACAGTTCATTGTATGAACTCTGCAAGAAGTAGTATTATATACATCTCTAGTAGGAGATAAGATAAATTGCCCTCTATTTCCAGGGCCACCATCTGTATCTTCTGTAGCACTACCAGTTAAACAGAAATTAATGTTTGCAAAAGTTATTGAGAAATTAATTGTATAATCTCCTGTACCATTATCACCTATTGAAGAAACATTAAAACTGTCAAAAATTGCAACTGTACCGTCACCTTTGAAAGTACCCCAAAGTTTAATTCTTCCTTGTTCTATTTGCTCTGGGGTTGAACTAGCTCCACCACTTGTATTTTGAATTGTACCGACTTTAAGTGTTGACATAATTAACTTCCCGAATACATAAATCTACAGGTTGTAGGATCTACTAAAGCATTATCTAAAGTACATCTCATTGTGGCATCATTGGCATTAAACCCCTGACTAGGATCTTCAGATGTGCATGATATTCCATTACTTGTCGAGGAATGTAATCCAGTTCCAACGTATTTATCGTTTGAAAATCCATTCGTAAAATGAACTGTATATGTTCCTGTTGTTCTATCTGTTAGGCTACTAACATTAAAAGATTCATGGATTGAAATTGTACCAGTTCCTTTCATAGTACACCAAGCTCTAACAAGTTGACCTTTTTCAGTACCAGAACTATTTTGAAATACTGGTGGTGCGGAAGAAACACTTTTAATCGTAGCGACTGCTAATGTACTCATGGTTTTGGATTTGCGTCTTTAACTGCTTTAACATGGGTTGCCCACGTTCCAGTTGTATCAAGTTTACCAGCAACTATATCGTCATACAACATACCAAGTTGATCTCCAAATGAAGCGTACTTTGTAGTGCCAGCTACTCTGTCATATCTATATTGTAATTTGTTTAATTCGACTCTTGCTGCGTCAATTTTTGATTGATCTAACTCTATTTTATTTCCATCTTTATCAAAAGCACCAGTAGCATCATGTATTTCCCAAACATTTGCGTATGCTTTACGGATTGCATTGTGGTCTAATTCCATTAAGCTGTAACCTCTTGAACTGTAATTATTGTAACTCCTCTACCAATTTGTGCTCCATTGTTTCCACCTTGATCTCTATTCACATAAATAGTTTGAGTGGAGGGGTTTCCATGTCCTGCTCGTATTGAATAAGTTGTTGAACTTGTGGTACTAGGTGAGTCTAAAGCTACGCAAGTTGTAGAACTCATTATGAAACTTTGATCTGTCAAAAGATGTGTACTTACTCTTTGGCAACTTCCAGAAGCATCTCCCCTAATAATTTGTGTACTGCCTCTAAATAATTTTAAAAACATTCCTTGATCGCTTTTACTCCCAGACAAAGTAGCATGAATTAAAATTTTACTACTTGAAGACTGAGGAGTTATTGAAACTGAAACTATGGAAGAGCTTGTACCGCCACTTCCAACACTATAAGATGAAGTATCTGTTTTTATAGCTGTTTTAGTTTGTATTATTCCACCACTAGACCCAGATGGTAAACCGCCTCTTGGAACTATACTGTCAACTTTTAATTGGCTCATAATTTAAACAACTGTCCAGGTTTCACCAGATCCAACGGTGACTGTTACTCCTGATTGTATAGTAATTGGGCCAAAGCTGCCAGCATTTTTACCATTTGTGATCGTGTAATTACTTGTAACAGTCTGATTATTTTCCCAAAATACTCCCTGACTTGCACCACCAGCTACACCCCAACTTAAAGTTCCCGACCCATCAGACACCAAAGCGTATCCTGCGACTGGTGTATCTGTAGCAGGTAAAGTAAGAGTAACATTACTGGAAACTGTTGCTGGTGATCTTAACGCTATATAATGAGAGCTATTAGAATCAGCAAACCTTAATTGATTTCGTAATTGAAGAGTTAGTCCATTTCCATCAAAAAACATCTGCTCAGTGCCAGCAGTACTTAATCCTATTTTGTTCGCAGATTTTCTAAATAATCCTGTGTCTGAATCTGTGTCAAACGATAAAGCAGGAGTAGAAGCACTATTAGAGTCATCAATCTTTAAAACCCCTGTCATTGTGCCACCCGCTCTAGGCAACAAACCTAAATTAGCACTGTCAATACTTCCTATTTCAGTAAAAGCATTATTACTTGAATTTCTTACTTTTAAGATTTTACTTCCACTTGTATTCAAAAAAAGCATACCAGCTACACATTGACTTGTAGCTAGATCAGAAGAGTTAGAATTACTTGATTGTATTGCAGCAAAAACATTATTAAGATCAGACCTTACATTTTGCCCTGAAGCATTTTCAATAGTGTAGTTTGTTACGTTAGCCACAATTAAATTCTATTTTCCTCCATGTTAACCTCCTTTGCCAAAACCAACAGCACTGTAGGTAAAGTCTCTATCAATACTACCACCACTTGAGTTCTTGAAGTGAACTGTAAAACCAGTTCCAGATATATTTGTTAATTCAAAATAATCACCAGTTGCCATTTGTTTACTGGAAGAGTGTTGAGGTGTAATACTAACTGAGGGTTTTGGTATGCCTGTGATGCTAGACGTACCAACAAAAAATGAATTTGTAAATGTAACTGCTTTTGCTCCTGATCCTGATGCTATAACAGTAGATTGTTCTGTTCTTAGCAGCATAGTTGCTACATATCCTAATTGCTGCAAATTCATATTTTGAGCAGCATCATTTGTTTCTAAAATAGCTCTAAATTGAAAACCCCTTCCTTTAAAAGTTCCGTTAGCAACATCATTAAATTCACTATAAGTAGGTGAGCTACTAGGATTATCTACTGTTGTACGCACAACTAATTTTGCATTTGAATCATTAGCGACTGTACCATCAAAATCTGTCCAAGTATCTATTAGATCCGTTCTATTATCAAATCTATCACCTACATAAAAACCGCTTCCTTGAAAATGTCTTTTTAATGTCAAAGAAAAAGTACCACCTAAATCTAAAGTATCTTTGAAATCGTATGTACCTCTTAATCCTCTATCAACAGATACATTACCTGTGTGTATAAGCTCAGAAGCTAAAGATTTTTCTGCTGTAATTACAAAAACATTTGCATTTGTAACACTCGTAATAACAAATTTCCCATTAACCGCATCACCAGAAGTAAATCTAAAATTTAAAAACTCTCCTTGAGATAATCCATGTGAAGTTATAGTACAAGTTATAGCTGTTGAATTTGTTGCTTGGCTATATGTACCAGATATAATTGCAGATGGATTTGTAAGAACCAAGCCTCCTCTAGTGCTGTTGTATTGTGTATTAGTAAATAAGCTGCTTGTTGTGTTATTAAAAGGTGGAGTATCAGTATCTTCTCTATCTTCTTTAACAATTATAGAATCAAGAATATCAACAAGAGAAATTTCTGCACTAGCAGCTACTTCACTAAATCTACCTCCATCATCTTGAAATTTAACAAGATATGTACCAGCAAGTGCAGGTGCTATTACTTCTGTTACGTTTCCTGCTGCTGCTTCAATAATATCTTGGGCTGCTTGGAAAGTAGCTGAACCACCAGTTAGGTTTGTATGTCTTACATAAACTCGACCACCATGCAAAACATCTATAGCTGTAGCTTGTGCAAATCTTAGTCTTACAAATTGTTCATTAATAGGCTCAACAGTCAATGAAGATACGTTTTCTGGTAAAGCTGTTTTACCTTCCGCAGCAAAAATTGCACTTGTAAAATTAGTAGATAGTTCTAAAGCTGCATTGTAAGAAAATACTTGAATTTCGTAAGTTCCTTTTACAGTATCTAAAAGTTCAAAGTCACTACTAAATACAACCTGAGAAACATAATTACCATTTTGTAATTTGTAATTAACAAGGTATTGAGTAACTCCTTTTACTGGTTGCCAATCAATAATTAATTTACTTCTTGCAATGTTATTTATTACAACTGTTTTTTCTGTAACTGTTAAGGCACTTGGAGGAGATGCGGGTTGATTTAGTAGTGATATAGTTCTTGTAGGCAGAGCATCTCCATTTTCAATAAAGTTATATTTTCCTTCAACATAAGATAAACCTGAAATTATATAATTTACATCATCTTGTTCTTCTACTTGAATTACTCTAAATAATTGAGTTTGTAATGTAGTGCTTGAAATGAGATATGGAGAATTTGATAATGGTGCTGATGAAAATGCAGAGTCAACACCTATAGCTGCTCCTGAGATTGAAGTTATGTTTTTTGTTTCTACAGTTCCATCACCCAAAATTACACTTATTGTTGGTGAGTCAGTCAATGAAGGTAAAGTCGTTTGTGCAGCAGCGTCAATCGTTATCTGAGTAGTTGTTGCAGATACTATACGACCTCCTCTTCTGGCTCCTGCCCTCACTGGATCGTTTATTGCAATAACAGAGCCAGGTCTTACAACAATCCCTGCATCTATTGAAGTTGAGAATGTAACAGTTTCACTTTCATTTTGTTCAGCAAAAAGTATTGCACGGCCCAATCTAGCAGCCTGATTACGGGAGGTACACGCAAATGCTTTTACTTGTTTTACAAGACTTCCAAATTTTGCTATAGCTGCTGCATCTTCCACTACCTCGAAATCAACTTCTTTAGAGTCCATGTTGAAGTAACTTACAGAAATAACACTATGCCTAGTTTTTAAACTGCTTCCTGAATACGCAAATCCACCTTCGCCTACATTTGCTAAATTAAACAGATAACTAGGTGATGTTTCTTTATCTTGAGATATGGTTATAGATCCAGCAGACCATATTGGCATACATCTCATAACGCCAGATAATTCATTTATTGCTGCAAATGCTTCTTTAGGACTTTGAATATTTACATTACAACTAAATCTTGCTTCGTTTGTATTTGAGTTCGTTCCATCGTCTACTTCTGCATTTGCGTACTTACTGGCAGCGACAAAACTAAATAAATCTAGATTTTCATATAAATCGCTATCACTAGGATTATCAGAATCAAAATTTGGAGATATATGATCTCCTAATCCATATCTTTTGTTAACTAAAAGATCAAGCAAACACATGGCTGGACAATTTGTGTATACGGCTGCACCCATACTTCCACCAAATATATAGTTAGGAGGATAATCTATTCTGCCTGTCTGTATATCAACAGTAGGCGTACCAGAGTTGTTTGCACCTGCTCCTGGGATTCTTACTTTTATGCCTCTAATTCGATATTTTCTTGTAGGAATACTATTAAACTGTTTACTATCTAAACGAAGAGCTACATAAGCACTATTTGGATAGGTTGAATTATTATCTATAACTTCTTGAACACTCTCGAACCTAAAGAAATTTTGTCTTTGCGTATCTGTGCTATCTGGGGTAATACGAAGAACTCTTACATCTACGGTGCCAGTATAACTATCTAACTCTATTCTGTGTTCTCTAGAGTAGGAATCAGCAGTTCTACCACTAACAGATGCTTCGATTTTAGTTTCATAAGCATTAGAGTCAGTTCTTACTTGAATTGCATATTTAACTGTATCTCCTCTAACATCTCCATCGTCTTCTAAAACTTGTATCTGGGGCCAAGTTAAAGTAACGATCACTGCGTCTACATTTGAGGTATCAATTTGTTTAGTTACCGCACCACTTAAGCCGACTGTCTGAGCAGTCCAAGTAACCCCACCATCAGTAATTGTCTGCCCGATTGAAGCGGTTAGGAAAGCGGTAGGCTCAGTAGTTCCAGCTTGTCCTGCTGTTGTGCACTTAAAAACAATTACGTCACTAGCTGCATCATTGCCAGATTTAACTATTTGATTAACGGTATAATTTTTACCCGTTATTGTCTCTGTACCATCGTCATTCTGCGTGGTAATAACTGTCCAAGTAGTAGCTAAATCATCATTTTGAACTTCAGTTCCAACACCACTAGGTGATCTAGTTTCAGCAGGAATACCTGTCATTGCAGTTTGATTTCCTTCTCCAAATTTAGATTTAAAAGTTACATCTTTGAAATTAAATTTTTCGTCACTTGGATTAGCACTATTAGCATCAGCAGCAAGTATTGGAGTGTCATTAAGAAATACATCTTTTAAACTTGCATTTTGATATGCTGCACTCCCTTTGGTTTGTTCTTCTTTCGATGCACTAGCAAAACCTTCTATTTCCCCTTCAGAAATTAAATCTTGGACAGTAGCAAACTGTCTACTATGTAAAGTATCAGGAGCACGATATGGAGGTGGGGGTGGTTTTGGTCTACCGCCAGAACCTTTAATAAGTTTAGTTTCGTCTGTCATACTTCTACCTGATTAGTGTCAATCGCTGCACTTATTACAACACTTCCTGTAATTATTTCACCATAAACTATTGGAACAGGAGTACCTGCTCTTGATGTATTTTGTACTCCACTAAAACTAAAAGATAATTGTGGATCTTCTTCTGAATTGAATTTTTGTGGTTCTGGTAATGGAAACAGAATTTCACTTACACCCATTATTGTTAAACCAATTCCTAAATTCATTGCTGTTTTTCCAAAAAGACCTCCTATTCCTTTTCCAAAAACTAATCCTTCCTTACTAAATAAAGCTCCAAAACCTCCTCCTGCCATTACTGCTCCTGTAATTAAAAGTGCTCCTAATAATATTTTTCCAAAACCACCTCTACCAGCACCAGCTATAACTGGAACAAAATGAATATCTTGCTGACCAATAGGATAATTTATTTCATCTTTACCGATATCTTCATTACCTACTTTTACTTGATAATACTTAGGACTCATATATGCCTCTAATCCTTCAAAGTTGTGTATTAAAAAACTAACAGCGTGAGCCACATTATTAACTTCTACCTCGAACTCTTTATGTCCAACAAATTCTGCTAACTGTCCATACAGCTTTACTTTACGAAGCATAGCGATACCTCTTTCCCGTACATTTTAGCAACCATTCAGAGTAAGGCTCTCTACAAGATAGTCTATCGGTTAAATGGTGAATAACATCTCCTTTAAAAAATAATGCTACATGATTTAAAGTTGGGTGCATAATGCTCATTAATAAAACATCTCCATCTTCTAGTTTCTCTTCTGACCTAAGTTCTCTAAAATTAGTTCTCCAGGCACAGTCCTCAAACAGAGGTTTGTTATTAAATTCTTCCAGTGTTGTAGGTCTTTCCCAATCTCTAAGTTCGATATTCCTCTCTTCTTTATACCAATCTCTAATTAAACTCCAACAGTCTGTTATACCCCATACCCATTGACGACCTAATAATGGTGGTTTGTATCCGCATGGTTCTAAATATGCCCACTGTTCTGTTTTTGGATTTACTATATACCAAGGTAAATTACTATCTTCGCAGCTAATTTTATCTGCCTGACTAGGAGTAGGTGGTGTTATTGGGTGACTATGAACTACACCAACAATTTCTCCTGTATTATCTGCTTTTACATAATCTTCTGGGTCGATGATAAAACATTGATGCTCTGTCATTGACAGATTACGGCAAGGATAATATCTTTCTTTGCCTTTTACATTTAACAGTAAACCACAAGATTCTTTTGGATCTTCACGTTGTGCATGAAGTAATGCTTTATACTTCCAAGTCATTGAACAAACGTACCAATAGAGGGAAAGTCTTTTCTAGTGCATTGACGCTTCGGTATTCTAACTCCTGCTAAATCTGTAGGTGCTGCTAACTCAAATTCAACTACTTCTCTAGTTTCTGTTGCTTTACGATCTACTGCATATACTTCTTTAGGAAACTCTGCGTTTGGATCAGGAGTTCCAAATGGATTGGTATTACCTGGAAAGTTTACAGCATCAAGAAATTTAGCTAATGTTCTAATTCTGGTAACTTTAGCTCCTGTTAAATCATTACCAGTTGTTGTTTCGTTAACTGTTAAAAGAATTGCAGAGATTAATCCTGTAGCATTACTAATAGTTATTTTTGGTCTAGGCAACTGACCACGTTGAAAAGCAAAACCTGACGCTTGTATTGGAAATCTAAGGTAAGCATTACCAGCCCAAACTATTTGACCATTTGCATTTAAATTACTACCAGCATGAAATCTATAAATTGTATTTGCACCGTGCAATGCAGTGTCTAATTGAAGAGTGAATAACTCAATAATCGCTGATGGATTTATTGACTGTAAATCACTAAATACGGCTGAATTTACTGACATTATGATACTGGTTCAAATACTTGTCTAAAAGTTGCTTGAATAGTAGCTCTATTTTGAAATGGTATCGACTTACTCCACGCTTCGCAAACAAATTCAGAAGAAGAACTTTCTCCTGGAGGAGTAAAACTAAAGCTATTACTATCGTTTGCTCTAGCGTCTAAAAATGTTTCTATAGTATCTGCATCTGTTTCTGATACATTAAAAGTAAATTGAAAGATTTTAGGGTTCTGATGTTGTGCAAGGCCAAAAAGTAGGCGATGTTCGTAACCATCTGCAAAACGAACAGTCCTAGTATTTGGTGCGGATCTTTTTTGTTGGCCGTAAGTAGGATTTATTGAGGGAAACGTAGCCATTATGCAAGTAATCCTCCTGGTCTTTTTTGTTGTAATATTTCAGATTGTACTGCAACTGAAATAAGACGACCAAGCTCTCTTCCTTGTTCTTCATCTCCTTCAACGGAAGATCCAGAAGCATCTACGTTTACTACCACGTTAGTCGAACCACCAAGAGCATGATTTGGTGTAATCATTCCTGATACACCTGGACTAAATAATTCAGGACCACGTTCTCCAACAAGGTAACTGCTTCCTCCTTTTACGGGTCCTCCCTCTGCTTTAGCTCCTCTAAACTGAGGTCTAGAAGGCATAAACTCACCTTGGACATCTCCTAAAGGTGCAGGTGAAAACAAATTACTGAATAAACCTAATATTCCTTGCTGTAACTGATTAGCCATCATTCTTGCAGCAGTATCAATAAAATAATCTGCTATCTTATTCAACATATTTCTAAACGCATCAGCAACAGTCATAGTTCCTTTAATAATTCCTTTAAATGATTCTTCAAATGAAGTTGCCATAACGTCTGATACTTCTATTACGGCTCTTATCGGATTTTGCAATGCTTTCATTTCATCTTGCAAATCTTTTACCTTATCGTTAATAGCAGAAAAAGCTAAAACTCCTGACTGTCCAAATTGACCTTGAGCTTCATTAACTAAATTAAGTTGTTCTCGAAGGATTTTCAGACCTTCAATCGTATCTTTAATGGTTTGATCTTCTGTTTCAGCAAATGTCTTTTCTAACTTTTTAATACGATTTTCAATTACTTCATCAGCAGTTTTTAATCTAAAACCAGCACCAATTCTACCAAAAAGACTAATTTGTTTTGCCTGTTCTATTTGATCTCGTTGTCTTGCTTTAATTTTTGCTCTTATCAGTGCTAACTCTATAGTTTCAGCACCATTAATAAGGTTTTGTTGTAACAACTGTGTTGCTTGCTGATCTCCAATTTGTTTTCTTGCTTCAAATATTTGTTGTGCCAGCTTCGCTTGTCTATTAGAACCTCCAAGCCCTTGGAACGCTCCACTATCAGATCCAAAAACTTCTACTAATGACTTTCTTAGTCTAGGATTATCAAATTCTTTAAAACCTTCTAAAAGTCCAAACGCTTCTTCTTTTGTTACTCTAAATCTTCTTGCTAAATCATCAATATCTTTAGCAACAAGTCTACTTCCATCTCCTACTGTAGATAATCTTGCATTTAAAACAGCTAATGATTCATTAAATTTTTGATTTTTCTCAACGGCAGCACCTAAAGCTGTACCTACAATAGATAAAGCAAAACCAAATTGACCTCCGATAGCACCACCGATAAGTCCACCAGTTCCACCACCAATCGCTGCTGCTCCTGTCTGTCCAAACAACAAAGGAAAAGCTCCACCAATAGCTGCACTAGATATAGTCTGACCAAATCTTTTCCCTCGTTCTTTTTTAGCTGTTGCTTCTTTTGCTTTCGCTAATTGTCTTTCAAGTTCTACTTCAGCTTTAGTAAGAGAAATACCTTTTTGTTGTGCAATTCTTTGTATCCTTAATGCACGATCTCTTTTCTTTAATTCATCATTATATGTTTCTTCAACTTCTACTACATTTTTTATTGCTTTATTAAATTCTTCTGTCCCAATCGCAGCTTTATTTAATGCTGCTCTGGCACTATTAACTTCTTTTGATAAGGTTTGAAAACTATAAACAAAACTACCTTCTCCTTTCTTCCTCCCCATACTCTTATTAACTGATCTATTAAATCTGTTTATATCTTTATCTAATTCTTTTGTATTTTTTCTAAGGTTTTTTATTTTTTGTGCTGCTTCTGTCGCACCTTTAAGAGCTAACTCTAAATTAACTTCGTAATTAGGCACTGCTAAATCAAAACATTTATCTCATTCTACCTCTTTTCCCTTTCAAAGCACTACTTCTTTGAGCTTCTTGTTGTTGTTTTTCAAAATCTTCGTATTCAAGTTCTGCATAAGCAGCCCAACCTATCATTTCTTCAACGGTTAAAGTTTCTGATAATTCAGCAACAGTTTTACCTAATTCTTTGGCTAATGAAAATATAAATTTCCAATCATTACTCGCTTTTCAATTCGGCTTTAGCCTCTGATACCTCCTTAGTCTGACCAGCTTCTATCATTGCTAATTGTATTTCCTGTAAAACATTAGCTTCAACTTCTCTTCTTAAAACTGCTTTTTCCCCATCTTGGAAAATTCTATTTCCATCTTTATCTAATGCCTTTTCAATCATTAACATCAAAGCAAAATCATTAGTGTCATTCATATTAGATTTTTTGGTTATTGACTCTCTTTCAGCAATAGTAAGTGGGTGCCAATAAACACTAAAAATAATTTTCCCGTCTTTGATTACGTCATGTTGATATAGTTGGCTCACACCAAAACTATTCTTTAAAAGTTCGATTGCTCTAGTCATAAAATAAGTATTGCTACTTTATTATACTAGGCATTGGCTGAGAATTGGCAAGATATTACACCAACAAAATGACTTCTATCTTCAATTTCAAGCATTGTAGGCCCGTTTATATCCTGTACTCTTGGCTTTACACTAAAAGTATCTGTATATCCCGAAGCGTTTACAGAAGTTAAACCATCAATTACAGCTTCAGCTATTTCAGCTAATTGACTTGTACCTTTGCTTTTTGGGACGTAAATATTACATTGAATAACACCAGAGTAATAATCAGATGAAGCTCCTTGATTTTGTAATGTTGATTGAGTGTAATTCACCATCATCATTACATATTTTTTAGTTTTACCCGAAGTTGTAAAAGTAACATTGTCATAAACCATAGAAACAGTTGGATCTACGTCTGTTACCGCATCTGTAACTGCCTTTTCAAATGCTGCTCTTGTTTTTACTAAAGTCATAATTAAAACTCAGTATATGCCTGACCTCCTGTGGGTTTATCTGATAAACCTTGAGTTGGTCTTGATGCTATAAATAGTTTACCTTCTTTCATCGTTTCTTTTATAAGTTTTGCAATTTCCCCTTGAACAAAATATTGAACCTTGCCACTTTCTAATGCGTAACCTGCATACTTAGCTCTATTACCAATAAACACTGGTTTTTTATAATTAAATGTTTTCTCAACTTTAAATCTAGGTCGAATTTTGTACGGAGGATTATATGGCTTATGTTTGCCAATTTGTGCAAATTGTGACCAAGGTTTGAAATCCTGTACTTTATCTTTTGCTTTCACACCCATAGTCTGAACCTTCCAACTTGATGCAAAAAATCCTGTATAAACAGGACTTCTTTTTTTTGTAGATAAACTTCGATGTATTTTTCTTATAAGTTTATTAAAGTCAGCATTTAGTTGAGCATCTAAATCCTTCATCGGATCTTCTTTTAAAAAATCTTTTTTTCTTGCCATCAGAACCGTACCAATACCGTAAACAAATAAACCTGCCCGCCTCTTCTGGTATCTATGTCATAAATCTGTGCTGTTCTAGTTTCTCCTGCATATGTCAACTGAATCTCGTCATCAAAATCCACTTGATTATCACCAATTAAATTAGGAGTAATATATAACTTTGCTTGTCTGATCTCTTTACCTTCATCATCTTCAGATTTAATAAATTCAATCGGTACTTTTATATTTGAATAAGTTGTATTTACAGTTACTTGTTCTCCTGTATTTACGTTATAACTAGAAATTCCTTTTTTAATATAAGTAATACTTGTATCAAGCGAATTTCCTAAAGTTGCAACTATGTCTTTTGCAACACTTTTCAATAGTGAATCAAGTTGTCCTGCCATTATCCCCTAACCACTCTCATTTGATAAGCACCCGCTCCACCTAACATATATGCTCCTAAATAGCTTTGTAACCAAGGATAGACGTCCATAATATTATTTATTGATCCAGTTCCTTGGCTATCAGTATTATATTTAACTTGAATATCTCCTAAACTAACTTCAGAAAAATTACCATCTTTACCAGTAGTACCAGTTATAGCATCAGTATCATTTGCTAAAGCTCTAGCTAATTCATACTGTGCATATTTAATATTATTTGGAATCGTGGTGCAAGCCAGCTCTACATCATCAACTTTATAGTTATTTCTAGGAAATTTAAGTGCTTGTCCATTATCACAACGATCACCATAAAAAACTAAGCTATCAATCCATCGAGTCGCTGCTATTAATGCTCTATTCTTTTGATCGTCTGTTTTATTTGTCCAAGTGCTTGAATCTGGTACGGTTTCAAAATATGTATTAGCTTCTGCCAATGTGACATAGCTATTTGCAGTAGCACTTGATAATGTTGCCGTTATGGTAGCTGCCACGATTAATAAAGTAATTTAGTTTTATTGTAGCGTAAAGAAAAAACCCCACCAATAATTGATGAGGCTTTTCATT